AAGTGGTGGCGCTAAAATACAAAGTCTTATTCAGACGTATCAATACTATTTACAAATGATACGTGACGTAACAGGGCTAAATGAAGCTAGAGACGGTAGTGTACCTGATAAATCTACGCTCGTAGGCCTACAGAAACTAGCCGCTAACGCGTCGAATGTAGCGACTAGACATATTGTTCAGTCTAGTTTATATTTAACTCTTAAACTAGCAGAAAATGTATCGCTTAAAATAGCTGATGCGTTGCGTTTTCCATTAACTAGAGCATCGTTACAAAACTCTATATCAACTTATAATATAAAATCACTAGATGAAGTTATAAACTTGAACCTACATGATTTTGGTATTTTCTTAGAATTAGAGCCCGATGAAGAAGAAAGAGCTCAACTAGAGCAGAATATACAAGTTGCTTTGCAGTCTGGAGGTATAGACTTAGAAGACGCTATTGATATACGTCAAATTAAAAACCTTAAGTTAGCTAATCAAATGTTAAAGATTAAGCGTAAGGTTAAAATGGAGCGTGATCAAGCTGCTCAACAAGCTAACATAGCAGCTCAAGCAGATGCTCAAGCGCAGACAGCTGAAAGAACTGCTATGGCTGAAGTTCAAAAACAAGAGGCTGTAGCATCAACTAAGGTTGATATTGAAAAAGCCAAGCAAGAGATGGAAATGCAAAAAATGCAAGTTGCAGCTCAAATAAAGCAAGCTGAGATGGAGAGACAGTTCCAGTATGACATGCAGCTTAAGCAAATGGATATTCAAGTTGAAAGAAACAAAGAACAGTTTATAGAAGATCGCAAAGACAAAAGAACAAAAATACAAGCGACACAGCAAAGTGAAATGATAAGTCAAAGAAAAAACGATGGCTTACCTATAGACTTTGAGAATCAACCAGACCAAGGTCTTGGTGCCTTTATGTAGGCAAAACAATTTTTTAAATTATATTATATTATGTCAGAAGTAAAAAAAGAAGGTGAATTTACTTTAAAAGGTAAAAAGAAAACTACACCTAAAAAACTAGTTAAAAAAGACGAAGTAACTAAGGTTGATCTTAAAAAGCCCGTAGAAGAGCAAAAGGTTGAGCAAGATGTTACAAAAGTGGTTATACCAAAAGAAAAACAAGAAGATGCCGTTCAAACACAAAAGACAGATGATAGCAATGTTATTGTCGAAGAGCCCAAAGACAGTGGCGACAGCGAAGCAGTGGTTGAAGAAGTACGGGCCACCGAAGAAACAGTAGAATCTCCAATAGAAATTATTGAAGAAGCAGTTGAAGTAGAAAAAGAATTAAAAGAAGCCGTAAGAGATGAAAAGGTTTTAGGTAAGCAATTGCCTGAAAACATTGAAAAACTAGTTTCTTTTATGGAAGAGACCGGAGGCAGCGTAGAAGACTACGTGAGGTTAAACGCTGATTACTCTAGCGTAGACGATACTACATTGTTAAAAGAGTATTATAAAAAAGAAAAACCATATCTTGATAATTCAGATATTGATTTGTTATTAGAAGATTTTCAATATGACGAAGATTTAGACGAAGATAGAGATATACGCAAGAAGAAACTTGCATTTAAAGAAGAAGTTGCAAAAGCCAAAAACTTTCTGGAAAGCACTAAGGAAAAATACTACGCTGATATCAAGTTGAAATCAAACGTAAATCCTGAAGCTCAAAAAGCTATGGACTTTTTCAATCGATATAATAAGCAGCAAGAACAAGCTGAGCAAAACCGTAAAGTGTTTCAAGATAATACTAAAAAACTTTTTACTGAAGATTTCGAAGGTTTCGATATCAGTGTTGGTGAAAAGAAATATAGGTATAAATTACAAAATACTGATGGTATTGCTGATAAACAATCAGACATTAACAACCTAATCGGGAAGTTCCTAGATAAAAACGGTTCTGTTAGTGACTATAAAGGTTATCATAAAGCAATGTATGCTGCTGAAAACGTAGACAAAATAGCATCACATTTCTACGAGCAAGGTAAAGCTGACGCGGTCAAACAGGTTGTAGACACTTCTAAAAACCTAAGTAACACAAAGGCTAGACCTTCTGGTGGTGATGTATTCATTAATGGTTTAAAAGTTAAAGCTATTAGTGGTGCTGATTCTACAAAATTAAAAGTAAAAACAAGAAAATTTAACTAAAAAATTAAAAAATTATGGCTACTTACATAAGTCCTGAATTTGGTTCTATCAAACCAAGTCAAAAACAACAATTAAACGATAGCAACTGGCTAAAGTTTAATGATGGTACTGCCGCTGGAGACACTGATACATTTGCTCAGCAGTATTTACCTGAAATTTATGAACAAGAAGTAGAGCGTTACGGGAACCGTACGTTATCTGGATTCTTAAGAATGGTTGGCGCTGAAATGCCAATGACATCTGATCAAGTAATTTGGTCTGAGCAAAACCGCTTGCATATTGCATACAATGATGTTTCTAACGATCAAGCAAACACTTTAACTTTTACAGTTGGTGGAGCTAACGATACTTTTGTTGAAAATGTTATTTCAAAAGGAGATACTATTGTAATTTTAGATGATACTAATAATTCAGATACAAAAGCTGTTGTAACTGCTTCAAGCCAAACAGGTGGTTTAGCTACTGTTGTTGTAGCTCCTTATGCTTCTGCAGATCTATCTGGAGTTGCTGCTACTGGTCTTAAAATATTTGTATATGGATCTGAGTATGCTAAAGGAGTTTCCATAGCTAACTCTACAGGACTAACAGATACTGACGGAAGAAGAAGTATTACTCCTTCTTTCACTCAATTTTCTAACTCACCAGTTATCATTAGAGACAAATACGTTGTAAATGGATCTGATATGGCTCAAATCGGTTGGGTTGAAGTTGCTACTGAAGACGGAACTTCTGGATACTTATGGTATTTAAAAGCTGAATCTGAAACTCGCTTGCGTTTTGAAGATTACTTAGAAATGTCTGTTGTTGAAGGTGAACTAGCTACTGGAACTGGTGCTGGATCTGCTGCTAATGCTGGATACAAAGGTACTCAAGGTTTATTTGCTGCTATCGAAGATCGTGGTAACGTAAACACTGGATTTACCGCTGCTACAGGCTTAGCTGCTTTTGATGAAATACTTAAAAATCTAGATACTCAAGGAGCTATTGAAGAAAACATGCTTTTCTTAAATCGTAACACTGCTTTAGATTTTGACGATATGCTAGCAGCTGTTGGTTCTCCAGGTGGCTCAGGTTCTGTTTACCAAGGTGGTAGTTCTTTTGGATTGTTTGAAAATTCTGAAGAAATGGCGTTAAATCTAGGTTTTAGTGGTTTCCGTAGAGGATCTTACGATTTCTACAAAACAGACTGGAAATACCTAAACGACGCTTCAACGCGTGGGGCTTACGGTGGAGCAACTGCAAGCGTCGAAGGTGTATTAGTGCCTGCTGGAACTTCTACAGTTTACGATCAAATTTTAGGAACTAATATCCGTCGCCCATTCTTACACGTGCGTTACAGAGCTTCACAAGCTGACGACCGTAGAATGAAGCAGTGGTTAACTGGTTCTGCTGGAGGAGCTTTCACATCTGATTTAGATGCTATGGAAGTAAACTTCCTATCTGAAAGATGTCTTTGTGTACAAGCTGCGAATAACTTCGTACTTTTCAAAGGAGCATAATTCAAACAGAGGTAATGTTTACCCTCGTTAAAACAACGGGGGTAACTGTTACCCTTATTAACTATTTAATTTTATTATATTATGGCTAAAAAAGCTAAAGCAGAAACTGTTGAGGTTGCACCTCAAGAAACTGCAGTGCAAGAAGCACCAGTAAAAAAAGAAGTAAAACCAGCTAAACCAAGCTGGGAAATAAAAGATAGAACATATTTTTTAAAAGGTAAAAAAACACCTTTAACCCATACTTTAAACTGTAAACACACTTCAAAACATCCTTTACTTTGGTTTGATAAAAAAAGTGGTCAACAGTATGAAATAAGATATGCTACTAATCAAGCTTCTCCACTTAAAGGCGAGCAAAAAGGAGAAGTAACACTAGGGCACGTAATATTTAAAGAAGGTACTTTATTTGTGCCTAAAGAAAAACAAAACTTACAAAAATTATTATCTATTTACCATCCAGCTAAAAATAAGCTATATACAGAGTATAATCCTGTTGTGGTTGCTCAAGATGAGTTAAGTGTTTTAGATATGCAGATTGACGCGCTTAACCTAGCTAGAGAAATGGATATTGATTTTGCAGAAGCTATACTAAGAGTTGAATTAGGATCTTCAGTCACTAAAATGAGTTCAAAAGAACTTAAAAGAGATTTATTAT